GCCCGACGCGCCCGACGCGCTCGATAAGGCCCTGGCCCCGGCGGCCAGCAAGTTCATCCTGGCCCAGGACGCCGAGGTCCGGCGGTGGCGCGTCCTGCCGAACGGGACCGGCGTCCTGGCGGTTCGCTACCCCGACGTGGATCCTGACCTGGCCGAGATGCGGAGCGAGGACACGGTGATCGAGACATACCCGTTCGACACGGCCGAGCTCGCCAAGACGTTCATTCGCTGGCGCAGCACGGTCGCCGCGATGCGGCCCCTGGCGGTGCTCGAGAAGGCCCCCGTGCCGAAGGCCCGGCACTGATGGACCGCCCCGACCTCGACACCTGGGCCCTCGATCTGTGCGACCTGGTGGCCCGCCGGTCGCGGGATCCCTCGACCCGCGTCGGTGCGGTGATCCTGCGCCCCGACAAGACGATCGCCAGCGTCGGCTACAACGGGTTTCCGCGCGGGACCAACGACAACCCCACCCTCTACGCCGAGCGGCCGACCAAGCTGTTGCGGACGGTCCACGCCGAGGCCAACGCGATCGTCACGGCGCGCGAGCCGCTGCATGGCTGCACGATCTACGTGTCGCCCCTCCACCCCTGCGCGACCTGCGCCGGGCTGATCATCCAGGCCGGGATCGAGGTGGTGCGCTACCGCGCCCCGGCCGAGACGCCGTTCGCCTGGCATGAGAGTTTCGGCCAGGCGATGGACCTCCTGCGGGAGGCCGGCGTCGAGGTCTACCGCATCCCGCTTGCGTCTGGCGCGTAATCGCTTGATGCTGGCGAACCCTGGCCGGCGGGGCCCCCCTGGGGGACGGCCGGACGAGGATCAGACGGACAGTGCCTCGTCGTAGTCAACCCCGTCAGCCGGCGGGCCTCATCCTCCTTCTGGGGGCCGCGGCCGGCACCAACCGAAGGATCGGGCATGAACCGGACCGTCGACCCCAAAACGATCAAGGCGGCCGGCGCCGCGGCGGCGCAGCTCATCTCCGAGATGCAGCTCTCGCTCTACCGGCCCTACGAGAAACAGCAGATTTTCCACTCGCTCGGGAAGGACAAGCGCGAGCGCCTGCTGATGGCCGGCAACCAGCTCGGCAAGACCTGGTCGGGCGGCGCCGAGGTGGCCTACCACCTGACCGGCGACTACCCCGACGATTGGCCGGGCCGGCGGTTCAAGAAGCCGATCGCCGCCTGGGCGTCGGGCGTGACGTCGGAAGCGACCCGCGACACCGTGCAGCGCGTGCTGATGGGCCGCGTCGGGGCTCACGGCACCGGCATGATCCCGAAAAAGTCGATCCTGGACACCTCGGCCGCGCGCGGCATCGCCGACGCCCTCGACCAGGTCACGGTCCAGCACAAGTCGGGCGGCAAGTCGCGCCTGGCCTTCAAATCGTACGAAAAAGGGCGCGAAAAGTGGCAGGGCGAGACGCTCGACCTGGTCTGGTTCGATGAGGAACCGCCCCTCGACATCTACCAGGAAGGCCTGACGCGCACGAACGCGACCGGCGGCTTCGTTTTCCTGACTTTCACGCCCCTCCTGGGCATGTCCGAGGTGGTCCGGCTGTTCTACCCGCAGCCCTCGACCCAGGATCGCGCCGTCGTCCAGATGACGATCGACGACGTGCCCCACATCACGCCCGAGCAGCGCCAGACGATCGTCAACGGCTACTCCGCGCACGAACGCGAGGCCCGCGCCAAGGGCATCCCGATGCTGGGCAGCGGCCGGGTGTTCCCCCTGCCGGAGACGAGCATCCAGATCCCGGCCTTCGCGGTGCCGAGCCACTGGCCGCGCCTCGGCGGCATCGACCTGGGCGGCTACGACCACCCCACCGCGGGCGTCAAGCTGGCGTGGGACCGCGACACCGACACGGTCTACGTGACCAACATCCACCGGCAGAACGCGACCATCCTGCAGCACGCGGCGACCCTGAAGACCTGGGGCGACAACATGCCCTGGGCGTGGCCGCACGACGCACTGAGCCAGGACCGATCGAGCGGCGAGACGTTCGCCGAGCTCTACCGGCGCCAGGGCATGAATATGCTGTTCGAAAAGGCGACCTTCCAGGACGGCGGCTACGGCCTGGAGGCCGGCGTCGCCATGATGCTCAACCGGATGGAGACGGGCGGCCTGAAGGTGTTCGACCACCTCGGCGAGTGGTTCGAAGAGTACCGGATCTACCACCGCAAGGACGGCCTGATCGTGAAGGTCCAGGACGACCTGTTGTCGGCGACCCGCTACGGGCTGATGATGCTGCGCTACGCCTCCCTGCCGAAGGGCAAGGGCGGCGGCGCCCTGAAACGGAACATCAAGGGGATCCGGTGATGCACATTCTGGGGCTCGTCGTCGGCGGCGCCGCCGCCTATCTCGTCGTCGGGGTCGGCACGACCGAGGCCTGGGTCGCCGCGGCGGCCCTGATCGTCGCAGGGGCGCGCCTTGCGCGACGCGAAACCGCTTAGGTTGCACGAAAACACGAACACGACTATCTTCCGGCCGCGCGGTACTATGGCACCGCAGGCCGGGAGCTCTCCGCATGGCACGTCGACCCGTCTCAGCGCCCGAGCCCGAGCCCGAGGAGCTGGACGAGGACGCCCTCGCGAACCTTGACGAGGACGACGGCGAGGAGGCCGACGAGTTCGACCTTGAGACGATCCTGCGCGCCGAGTTCCAGGACGCCGAGGACTACATCGACAGCGACGTCTCGCCCTACCGCGAGATGGCGGCCCGGTTCTACCAGGGCCAGCCGTTCGGGGACGAGGAGGACGGCCGCTCGCAGGTGGTGCTGACCGAGGTCCGCGACACCGTCAACGCGATGATGCCGAACCTCATGCGGATCTTCGTCGGCGGCGACCATGTGGTCGAGTTTGAGCCGACGCGGGCCATGTCCGTGCCCCAGGCCGAGCAGGTCACGGACTACGTGGACTTCATCCTGGACGCGGACGGCAACTCGAAATTCGAGGTGCTCTACGCCGCCTTCAAGGACGCCCTCCTGAAGAAGCTGGGGATCGTCACCTGGCGCTGGGAGGACTACCAGTGCGTCACCGAGCACACGTACACGGGCCTCTCGATCGGCCAGGTGCGCCTGCTTGAGCGCGAGCCCGGCGTCGAGGTGCTGGCGCAGGAAGTCCGTGCCGAGGGCCCCGCCCTGCCGGCGGACGTGCAGCTCACGCCCGAGCAACAGCTAGAAATCGCCGCCCAGATGGAGGTCACGGTCGACCTCAAGATCCGCCGCACCGCCCAGAAGGGCCACACGCGGATCGAGGCCGTGCCGCCCGAGGAGTTCGTCATCTCCCGGTGGGCCAAGTCGATCGACACGGCGACCCTGGTGGGCAGGCGCCGCTACGTGAAGGTGTCCGAGGCGATCAAGCTGGGCGCCGACCCCGAGATCGTGCTCAAGAACACCGGCCGCGACAGCGACTTCGGCATCAACAACGAAGCCCTGATCCGCCAGCTCAACCCCAACATCCAATCGTCCAACAGCCCCGACCAGAGCCAGCTCGACGTCCTCCTGGTGGAGGTGTTCCTGCGCGCCGACGCGGACGGGGACGGCGTCGCCGAGCTGCACTGGATCCGCGCGATCGGGTCGAACTGCGAGATCTTCCACGACGAGATCGTGGCCGACGTCGACTACGCCCTCTTCTCGCCGAACCCCGAGCCGCACGCGATTTTTGGCCTCTCCGTGGCCGACGACACGATGGACATCCAGGACATCAAGTCGCACGTCCTGCGAAACACCCTCGACAGCCTGGCGAGCTCGATTTTCCCGTCCCTGGTGGTGGTGGAGAACGCCGTCGAGATTGACGACGCCCTGAACACGGAGATGGGCAGGGTCATCAGGGCCAAGGCGCCCGGCATGGTCCAGAGCCTCGCCGAGCCCTTCATCGGCCCCCAGGCGCTCGGCGTGCTCGACTACCTCGACAACATCCGCGCCTCCCGCACGGGCCAGAGCAAGGCCTCGCAGGGCCTCGATCCCGACGTGCTGCAGAGCACCACCCGCGCGGCCGTGACGAGCACGCTGGCGGCGGCGCAGGAGCGGTCCGAGCTCATCGCCCGCACGTTCGCCGAAACGGGCCTGCGGCGCCTGTTCAAGGGCATCCTGCGGACGATCACGCGCCACCAGGACAAGCCCCGCACCATCCGCCTGCGCGGCCGGTGGGTCGAGATGGACCCCCGCGTGTGGGACGCCGAGGCGGACGTGAAGGTCAACCCGATCGGGCGGACCGACGACGCGACGAAGATGCAGGCCCTGGGGGCGATCGCCCAGAAGCAGGAGCAGGTCATCATGACCCTGGGCCCCGACAACCCGATCTGCGGCCTCCAGGAGCTGCGGAACACCTACGCCGACTTCGCCAAGCTGTCCGGCTTCAAGGACGCGAGCCGTTACTTCAGGGATCCGAGCCTGGCGCCCCCGGCGCAGGCCCAGCAGGGCCAGAAGGGCGACCCGACCGACAAGCTGGTCCAGGTCGAGCTCCAGAAGGCGGCCGACGACAAGGAAGTCGCGATGGCGCGCCTCGCCGAGGAGCGCCGGAAGAACGACATGGCGGACGACCGCGAGCGCGACAAGGCCGAGACGGACGCGATCCTGAAGGCCCAGGAGCTGCTCGGGAAGTACGGCATCCAGGTCAACCAGCAGCAGATCGACTACGCGACCCAGCGCGACCGCAACGCGGTCCAGGAGCGCGTCGGGCTGCACCGCAACGAGATCCAGGGCCAGGTGGCCCAGCAGCGGGCCGTGGCGCCCCCGGGAGGCCCGAATGGGACTGCTTGACGACGACTACGCGGATCCCACGGGCAACGCCGCCTTCGGCTTCACCATGCCCGGCCGGACGCCCGGCCCAACCCCCGGCCGGCCGCGCAAGACGTTCTGGGAGGCCTTCCCCGAGACGACGATCGGCGGCCTGCTCTCCGACGCCTGGAACGCGGCGAAGCTGCCCGGCGACGTCTATTCCGGCCGGACACCCCTCCGCGCGCCGAACCCCGAGACGGGCAACGTCGAGGTCACCCCCGAGGTGATCAAGCGGTCGGCCGACCTGGGCGGGCTGGCGGGCGGCTCCACGTTCGCCATGACGCCCGCCACGGCCGGCGAGGCCGTCTTGGGAGCCGGGCCCGTCCGACGCGGCCCGAGGCCGCCAGCGAGGCCCCCGGGGCTCCTGGACGACGCCGCGGAGAACCCGCGCGCGGTCGCCGGCAACAACATGCCCCCGCCCGACCCGCCCCCGGTGCCGGCGGTGAGCCCCTACGACCTGCCGGCCGGCAGCGACCCGCGCTACATGGGCGCCGCGCCGGACCGCACGGACCACAGCCTCCTGCGCTACGACCCGCCCCGCGGCACCTCCCCGCGCACTATGGACAGCCTGGCCGCCCTGCGGGAGAACCGGAACGGCATCAAGGACCAGATGCTGGCCGACATCCGCCGCGGCGAGGGCCTCGACGGGTCGTCCTGGTACAACGGCGAGGAGCTCCGCGATTGGTTCGTGAAGGAGCTCGGGCCGGAGCGCGGCAACGCCGAGTGGCGGGATTTCATGCAGTTGATCGGGGCCACCTCGACCGGCAACAAGGTGCCGTCCAACATCGGCATCGCCAGCTACTACCGGAACAAGGGGCCCCAGTGGGCCCGCGACAACGCCGAGGCCCTCAAGGCCGGGGAGCTCCTGCCCGACACCGGCTACGGCCACAAGATGCAGAAGAACCATGCCGCCAACGTCGCGAACCTGTACGACGGCGGCTGGGATCCCGCGACGGCTGACCTGACGAAGAACCCCAAGCCTCGCGGCTTCACCCAGAGCCTGCTGGGCTCAGGCAAGAACATCGCGGCGGACCTGCACTTCACCCGCTACATGGCGATGGCCTCCGGTTCGCCGGAGTGGCTGGGCACCAGCACTGAAATCTCCGCGACGCTGCTTAACAAGCTGCGGTCCAAGTACGGCGACGAGGTTGACCGCTGGACCAAGATCAGCACCGACAAGACCGGCAAGGAGAAGATCCAGTTCCAGCCGAAAAATGCTGTCACGAAGGGCGGCATCGACATGGCGGACCTCGCCGACGAGCCCACGGTATTCACGGGTAAGCCGAACGACAACGAGTACAAGGCATTTGAAGACTACATGCACGAACTGGGGAAAGAGCTCGGGATGACCGGCCCCCAGGTGCAGGCGAACCTCTGGATGGGCGCCTCGCAGCGCACGGGCCTCGCCGACGAGAGCCAGGGCACGTTTATGCAGCTCTTCCGCAACCGCGCCGACGAGCGCGCCGCCGCGGAAAAGATCAAGCCGATGACCGGGCCGGACGGGCGCACGATCTCGCCGCGCGAGCAGGTCATCCGGCGGTTCATCGTGGACCGCGGAAAGCTGGTGGCTCCGGTCGGGGGCGCCGTGGGCGGCTACGGCCTTCTGGGCGGGCCCGAGGACGACGACAGGGGCATGTGATGACGCCGGAGCAGATCGAGGAGCGCAAGCTCAAGGCCGAGATGAAGCGCGCCCAGGCCGAGCGGGCCGCCGAGGAGGCGAAGGCCGTGCTGGAGCTCCCCGCGCTGCGGCAGGCCTTCGCCGAGCTGCGCCTGCTGTACCTGCAGGCCTGGCGATCGAGCGCCCCGGGGGACGTGGCGGCCCGCGAGGACGCCTACATGATGACCCGGGCGATGGAGCAACTGGAGGGCCACCTGAAGACGAAAGTCTCGGGCGGCCAGGTGGTGAACTTCAACCTGCGGGGCGCCGTTGCCCCGAAGCAGAGGACGAGCTAGTATGAGCACGAACACCGCCGACACGCCCGAACAGGGCACCGGCCTAGAAGCGGCCTCTCAGGCCTTCGAACGCTTCCTGGACCGCGAAGACGGCACCCTCCCCGAGCGTAAGAAGACCGCGACCGCTACGGCCCCAGCAGACGACGCTGAGGTCGCTGACGCCGACGACGAGGTGGACGAGACGCCGGAGGAGGCCGACGAGGCCGAGGACGACGCCACCGAAGACGAAGGCGACGCCGAGGAGCAGGAAGAGGGCGATGACGACGCCGAGCTCCCTCAGAAGGTCACCGTCAAGATCGACGGCAAGACCGAAGAGGTAGCCCTGGACGAGGTCATCAAGGGCTACCAGCGCCAGGCGGATTATTCGCGTAAGACCGAGCAGCTCGCCCGGGACCGACAGGTCTTTGTCGAGCAGGAGGTCGCTCCCCTTCGGGAAGAGCGCCAGCAGTATGCGACACTCCTTTCGGCCCTGACGCAACAGCTTGAGGCTGCTGCAACTCAGGAGCCGGATTGGGACCGCCTCTGGCAGGAAGACCCGATCGAATGGGTTCGGCAGCGGGAACTGAAGAAGGACCGGGAGACGCGCATTGCCGCGGCCCGCTTCGAACAGGACCGGCTGCAGCGCCAGACCGCCGAGGAGAACCAGCGACAGATGGGCCAGGTGCTGCAGGAGCAGCGCCAGAAGCTCTCCGAGCTGGTGCCCGAGGCGGCCGACAAGGCCAAGTGGGACGGCCTGCGGCAGAAGCTCAGGGACTACGGCCAGAGGGCCGGCTACGCCCCCGAGGAGATCGCCCAGGCCTACGACGCTCGGGCCGTCGCGCTCATGGTCAAGGCCATGAAGTACGACGAGCTCATGAGCGCCAGGAAGCCCATGCCGGCGCCGCGCCAGGCCGCAAAGGTCGTGGAGCAGGCCCGTCCGGTGGTCAGGCGGAACACGGAGCATACCCGCGCGAAGCAGCGTCTCGCGAAATCCGGCCGTCTCGCTGACGCGGCGGCCGTCTTTGAGGGTCTGATCTAGGAGCTGCCACCATGGCAAAGGTAACAAACGCATTCGCCTCGTACAGCGCGGTCGGCAACCGCGAAGATCTGTCGAACACGATCTACAACATCGACCCGTTCGACACGCCGATCATGAGCGCCATCGGCCGCCGCAAGGTGAACCAGCGCACGTTCGATTGGCAGACCGAGGCCCTGCCGGCGGTCAACACGTCGAACGCCGACGAGGAAGGCTACGAGCTCGCGAACGCGGCTGCGACGCCGACCGTCCGCATCACGAACAACACCCAGATCTCGCACCGGGACGCGACCGTCACCGGCTCGCAGGAGGACAGCGACGCCGCGGGCAAGAAGTCCGAGATGGCGCGCCAGATGGCGCTCTCCTCCAAGGCCCTGAAGCGGGACATGGAGAGCATCCTGGGCCAGAACCAGGCCCGCGTCGTGGGCAACGACGCCGGCACGGCTCGCCGCACCCGCGCGATCGAGCACTGGCTGACGACCAACGTCGCGGGCGGCGCGTCCTACGCCAACCCGGTGTCGGAGACGGCCGCCGTCACGGACGGCACGCTGCGCAACATCACGGAGACGATCTTCAACGACGCTCTCCAGCTCGGCTACGACAACGGCGCCGAGCCGACGATGTGCATCGTGCGCGCCGCCATCAAGCGCAAGATCTCGGCGTTCACCGGCCGCTCCGGCTCGCAGGTGAAGGTCGGGCAGGCCGAGGCGGTGAACACCGTCGACCTCTACAAGTCCGACTTCGGCGACATCCGCATCGTGCCGACCCGCTGGACCCGCGCCCGCACGGCGCTGATCCTCGACCCCGAGTACGCCGCGGTGGCGTTCTTCCGCAACTTCATGACCTGGAACAAGGCCAAGACCGGCGACGCCGAGACGAAGGTCATCCAGGCCGAGTGGGGCATCGAGATGCGCAACGAGAAGGCGCACATCAAGCTGGCCGACATCCAGTGACCTGACGGCCGGGGGCTTTCGCTCCCGGCCTACCCTCTTGCCTGGGACGAAATGATGCGCCGCGAGCTCCTCGATCAGTACGGGTCCGTCGTCAAGGTTCTGCATACGCGGGGCGACGAGGGCGTGATCCAGACGATCGAGGACGTCGAGCCCATCATCCAGGAGGCCAAGGCCCTGCGGGAGAACCACCGCTCGCGGGGTCACTTCAAGCACGTCGCGCGCGTGCCGAGCTCCGTCGCGGAGAAGGCGATGCGCGAGGGCTGGTTCCACGACCAGGCCCGCTGGGACCGCTGGCTGAACGACAGCCAGAACCGAGATTTCCGCGTCTGGGAAGGGACTGTCTGATGCCGCAGCTCACGATCGCCAAGCCGTTCTCCCCGAGCGAGGCCGACTTCCAGTTCGCCTGCGCCGCGGGCGGCATCACGAACACGACCGACGTCGTCCTGCGCGCCGCCCCGCCCGCGGGCCAGCGCAACCACCTGACCTCGATGCAGATCAAGAACGTGAACGCGGTCGCCACCGAGATCGTCGTCAAGGACGGCGCCACGGTCATCTGGCGCGGCCACTGCCCCGCCAGCATGCTCTACGCGGACATGATCCACTTCCCCAACCCGGTCGACGCGGCGGGCGCCCTCAACTTCGCCTGCCTCACGACGGGCGCCCAGGTGTTCGTGAGCGCCCAGGGCTACGTGGGCGCACCCTGATGGGCTTCGCCAACTACACCGAGCTCCAGGCCGAGGTGAAGGGCTGGCTGATGGACCGCGACGACCTGGTCGCGAAGATCCCCAGCTTCATCCTGCTCGCCGAGGCCGACCTGAACGACCGGATCCGGCACCGCAAGATGATCAAGCGGAGCCGCCTGGCGGGCGTCACGACGAGCCGCATCCCCCTGCCGGACGATTGGCTGGAGGCGCGCAACGTCGAGCTCTACCTGGGCGATCGCCCGAGCCGCCTGCGCTACGCCTCCGACGAGAACCTGGACGAGATCCGCGACCGGCAGAGCTCGACGCTCACGCCGACCCACTACGCGATCGTCGGCGAGGAGCTGGAGCTCGTCCCGGCGCCGTCCAGCGTCACCATCGAGATGATCTACTACGCCTCGATCCCGGCCCTCGTCCTGGCCGGGACGAACTGGCTGCTGACGACGCGGCCGGACGTCTACCTCTACGGCACCCTCATGCACTCCGCTCCGTACCTGGAGGACGACGCTCGCGTGTCGATCTGGTCGGCGGGCTACGAGCGCGCCGTCGCCACCCTGAACAACGCCGACAAGGTCGCCAGGACCAGCGGCGGCCCCCTCACGCGCCGCCTGCGCAGCTACGGCTAAGGAGCTCCTCTCATGGCAATCCAGATGTCTGTCGCCATGCGCAACGCGCGCCTTGACGCGATCGAGACGACCCTCGGCACGGCCGCCAGGATCCGCATCTACTCCGGCGCCGTGCCGGCAAACTGTGCCGCCGCGAACAGCGGCACCCTGCTGGCGGAATGGACGCTCGCGTCGGATTGGTCGGCGGCGGCTTCGGGCGGCAGCAAGTCGATGTCGAGCACGCCCCTCGCCACGACCGGCCTCGCCGCCGGCACGGCGGGTCACTACCGCCTCACCGACAACGCCGGCACTACGACCCATATGCAGGGCACGGTTACGGCCACGGGCGGGGGCGGTGACCTGACGGTCGACAATACCTCGATCGCCGCGTCCCAAGCCGTCAACATCACGGGCTGGACCTTCACCGAGCCGGGCGCCTAACGATGCCCGACAACGTCACGCTCCCCGGCACTGGCGCGGTCGTCGCATCCGACGACATCGGCGGCAACCAGTACCAGCGCATCAAGCTCATCCACGGCGCGGACGGCACCAACGCCGGCGACGTGGCAGTGGGAAACCCCCTGCCGGTCACGCCTTACGGGGAGCTGGTCGAGGCCATCGAGGCCATGCGGTTCGCTGTGGTGTCGTTGACCAAAAGCATCGGCATGGCCCTGCCGAACGCGCAGGGCTTCCCGATCATGGAAGCCCGGCAGGCGGTTGCCTCAAACCTGAACGTCACGGTGGCGTCAACGACGCTTTCGTCTGGCACGCTCACGACGCTGACGAACCAGAGCCAGTTCGGCGGCTTCGCCGCGCAGGACCAGATCCCCGCGCTGATGCACCTTCAGGCGGATAACCTTCGCCGCAACATTTCGGTGACCTGACATGCCGACCACAAACGGAAACCGGAAAATCCTCGATCTCAAGCGGTGGGAGTTCTGCACTCCCGCCCCCGTCGCCTCGGCGGCGGGCTCGTGCATTGGCTCGTCGCGGCACTTCCGCCAGCAGCAGCTCTACCTGCGGTCGGGCACGGAAGCCTACATCTACAACCCCAGCGAAGACGGCTGGGTCCAGCTCGCCTCGCCCGCGCTCGCCGGCACGTTCGGCGCAGGCGCGTCGGTGACGGCGGGTGCGTGGTCCACGGGCGCGACCGTTGGCGTGGCCTCCCTGACGGCGACGGCCGGCACGACCTCCACGATCACGACCAACCAGACGCTGGCGCGCGACCTGCGCGGCTTCAAGATCCACATCCTCGCCGGCCCGAACGCCGGGGCGGTGCTCGACATCGAGCGAAACACCATCGGCACGAACGCGGTCATCACCGTCGCCACGCAGGCCAGTGCGTTCTCAGCCTCGACCGTCTACCGCCTGCTGACGCCGCGCTGGTACGTGGTCGGGGCTGGCACGCTCGCGGCGGGCTCGTTCAGGGTTTACGACTACGCCACGAATACGTGGACGACCCTCGCGCAGACCGGCCTCGCGGCGGCCCTCGCCACGGACGGCAAGCTGGTTGCAACGCCGTCCATCATCGACGGCGGGTTCAAGCAGTTCGCCACCGGCACGGCGACGAGCGCGACCAGCACGACGCTGGTGCAAACCGGCAAGACGTGGACGGCCTCGCAGTGGATCAATTCGCAGGTCAGGATCACGGGCGGCACGGGCGCGGGCCAGATCAGGACGATCACGGCGAACACCGCAGACACGCTCACCGTGGCGACGTGGACGACGACGCCTGACGCCACCTCGACCTACGCCATCGAGGGCAACGACAACTTCCTGTATTACATGGGCAACAACGCGGTCACGCTGTACCGCTACGACATCGCGGCCAATACGTGGTCCACGCTCACGCCGGGTGCCGCGCGAGCCGCCGCGCCGGGCGCGGGCATGAGCGGGCACTGGGTCCATTCCGCCGACGCGGCTGATTGGAACAACGAGAGCGCGATCATCAACGGTCGCCGCATCTACTCGTTCAGGGGAGCGGCGGGCGCTGCGCTCGACTACTACGACATCGCGGCCAATAC